AGGGAAGATCGAGCGGATCGAGGAGAAGTTCGGCCTGACGCCGCTGGACCGGATGCGGTTGGGGATTTCGTTCGGGGAGGCGCAGCGCAGCCTGGCGGACATGAACGCCGACCTGGACGACGACGCTGGCGACGACGAGTACGCTCTGCCGGCGGACTACAAACCACCGCCGGCCGCCGCAGCCGCGGGCAAGCGCGCGAAGCGGGGACGGGCGCGATGACGACGGAGGTCGCGGCGCTCCCGCGGCTGCGGCCGGAGCCCTGGCCGGTCCTTCCGCTGGGGCCATTCCGGCTAGCGGCGGATGGCTCGGTGGAGCGGTTCAAGACAACCGGCCCTCGGGTGATCCGCTTCATCGAGAAGCACTGCGTGTTCACGAACGGAGAGTGGGTCGGGCAGCCCTTCCGGCTGCTGGACTGGGAGAAGCAGCTCGTCCTGGACCTGTTCGAACTGACGTGGTGTGCGCGGCATCAGACATGGTGCCGCCGCTACCGGACGGCTCTGATAGGGGTAGGAAAGAAGAACGGCAAGACGGAGCTGGTAGCGGCGCTGGGGGTCTACGGGCTCGTGGGCGACGGCGAACCGGCTCCACTGATCATCTGCGCGGCCGCCGGCGACGACCAAGCGGACCTGGTGTTCAACGCGGCGCGGACGATGTGCGAGCTGTCGCCGTCGCTGTCCGCGGTGCTGGAGGTCTTCGACAAAGAGATCATCGTCCCGGAGATGACGAATGCGCGGCTGGTGCGGGTGCCGGCCTCGGGCGGCCGGTTGGACGGCAAGAACATCTACTGGCCGCTGTGCGACGAGCTGCACGAGTGGGCGCCGGGCCAGCAAGAGAAGACGTTCGGGATGATGCGCGGCGGCATGGCGGCGCGGGCCCACCCGCTGAACATCAACATCACGACGGCCGGCCTGACGGACGAGGACCTCCTCTGGGAGCGGTACTACGAGTACGGCCGGAAGGTCGAGAGCGGGGAGATCGACGATCCGGCGTTCTTCTTCCGCTGGTGGCAGGCGCCGGAGGGCTGCGATTACAAGGACCTGTCGCTGCTGCCGCTGGCGAACCCCAGCTTCGGCGTGACGGTCCAGGAGGAGTTCTACCGCGATGAGCTGTCGAAGCGCCACGAGTCGGAGTACCGGCGGTACTACCTGAATCAGGCTGTCGCCGCAGAGACGCTGTGGCTACCGCAGGGCGCCTGGGACGCCTGTCGCGTGGAGGACGCGGAGCTGCTGGAGGACCGGAAGACGGCGACATACCTGGGCTGGGACGCGAGCACGAAGTACGACAGCACGGCGATCGTGGCCGTGCAGAAGGTAGCGGGCAAGTGGCGGGTGAAGTCGTGGGTCTGGGAGCGGCCGGTAGGCCAGGACGGCCAACCGGTGACGGAGTGGGAGATATCGGGCGTGGAGGTGGCGAACCTGGTGCGCAGCCTTTGCCGGGAGAAGCACCGCGTCGTGGGGATCGCCTTCGACCCGGCGTTCATCACCTGGCTGGCGCAGGAGCTGGCCGGCGAAGGGCTGCCGATGCTGGACTGGCCGCAGACGGACACACGGATGCTGCCGGCGACGCAGGCGGCCTACGAGGTGATCGTGAAGGGCGAGCTGGAACATGACGGCAACCCGACGCTGGCGCGCCACATCAGCAACGCCGTCGCCGTCCAGACGAGCCGCGGTGGGGAACGGCTGACGAAGGGCAAGAAGCGGCGTTCGCGGAAGTTCATCGACGCGGCGATCGCAATGCTTATGGCGCTGGACGTCGGGCTGCGTAACGAGGGGCCGGAGCCGGTGGCGGTGCTGGGGATCGGCGACAGCGGCGATAGCGCCGACAGGCCGGGGCCGGAGTTCCGGGGCGTCAGGAGGGCAGCGTTTTGAAGCTCGGGCCGCTGGTGATACGGATGGCGGCGCGGAAGGCGGCGCCACGGCCCCCGATGGATGAGATGGGGGCGACCGGTACCCAGATTTTCGGCGGCCTGCTGACGCAGCAGGACTACAACTCGGCGCTCATCGCACCCACGCTCTACGACGAGTACGACAAGATGCGGAACGACGGCCAGGTGAAGGCCGCATTGACCGTGATAAAGCTGCCCCTGCTCAACGCCGATTGGTCGGTGGAGCCGGCGAGCGATGCCGCGCCGGACAGGGAGATCGCGGAGTTCATCGAGGAAGACCTGATGAACGGCATGACCGTCTCCTGGCCGGACGTCCTGCGCCAGGCCCTGCTGATGTTAGATTATGGTTCGTTTCCTTTTGAAAAGGTCTGGCGCTTGGGCGAAGACGGGCTCGTTCACCTTCGGAAGCTGGCCCCACGGATGCCCAAAACGGTGCTGTTCTGGCTCGTCGACGAGACGGGCGGCCTGGCCGGCATCCGGCAGATGGCGCCGTCGGCGAGTCAGGGCCTCAAGATCGTCGAAATCCCGGTCGAGAAGCTACTCGTCTTCGTGAACGACCTGGAGGGCAGCAATTACCGCGGAGTGAGCATCCTCCGCTCCGCGTACAAACATCACTACTACAAGGACAGCCTGTACCGCGTGCAGGCGATCGCCATCGAAAAACGGGCGATGGGGGTCGACGTGGGGACGCTTCAGGGTGAGGCGCGCTCGGAGGAGCACAAGGCGGCGATGGAACGGGCGCTGATGGGCCTCCATGCCCACGAGAAGGGCTTCATGCTGGAGGTCGAGGAACAGTATAAGTACCGTCTGGAGACGGGCACCGGCGGGCGGATGCTGGACCCGCTCCCAGCCATCGAGCACCACGATCTGCGCATCGTAAGGAGCATGATCGCCGAGTTTGTGGCGATGGGGGCGGGTTCCACGGGCTCCCTGGCCATGCACCGGGACAAGACGTCCTACCTGCTGCTCGCCTTGGGCGGGATCGCCAACTACATCTGCGAGACGGTGAGCAAGCACCTGATCCGGCAGTGGGTGGACTACAACTGGCCGGGGGTCACAGCCTACCCACGGCTGCGATACGCGCGCCTGGAGCAGCGCGACGTGGCCGTTTTCGCCGAGGCAGTCCAGAAATTGACAACATCAGGGGCGCTGACACCCGATAAGACGCTTGAAGAGGAGTCCCGAAGCCTGCTCTCTCTGCCTGGGCTGGAGGCCGGAGATGCGGTCCAGCAGCCCGACGAAGAGCCTGACGAAGAGCCTGCCCCGGTGACCGCCGCCCGCGAGAAACAGGCCGTGAAGCTAATCGAGATCGCCGGCAACCTGTTCTCGAAGGGCCAAACGTCGTCGGAAATCGGGGCCATTTCGGTGCCCTACAAGGCCGAGCTGGCGGCCGCGCTGGGCGGCGGCGATGAGGCGGAGGTGGAGTCGCAAAGGCAGGCGGCGGCGATGAAGGCGGCATTCATCGAGGAGATGGTGCGGCAGGTCAAGGCGGAGGAGTTCGACCCAGCGCGCCTGAAGAAGGCGCTATTGGAGGCGTAAGGAGAGCGATATGAAGAGTTGGTATGAAATCAAGGCGAAGCAGGACAGCGCCGACATCTACATCTATGACGAGCTCGGACTGTTCGGCGTCGCCGTCAGTCAGCTTGTGAGCGAGATAGCGGCGCTCAAAGGAAAGGCGCTGAACGTCTATATCAACTCGCCCGGCGGCCCCGTTTTCGATGGAATTGCCGTCTTCAACGCCCTTTCTAGGCATGAAGGGGGCGTGAACGTGATCGTGGATGGCCTCGCGGCCTCTGTTGCGTCTGTGATCGCGCAGGCAGGCACAAGCCGAACGATGGGGAAGGCGTCGGCCCTGATGGTCCACGACGCCTGGGGAGTGGCCATCGGCGACGCGGGCGTGATGGAGAAGGCCAGGGATCAATTTGAGGCCGCTAGCAACCAAGTCTCCGAGATTTACGCTGCGAAAGCGGGCGGAACCCCTGAAGAGTGGCGTCAGAAGATGATGGACGAGACCTGGTATCGGGGGCAGGAGGCTGTGGATGCCGGACTCGCCGATGTGGCAATTGGCGCGATCCAGAACGCCTACGCGGGGCGTGTGTTCAACCTCTCGAAGTTCAACAAGGTGCCCGAATGGGTCAACCAGGACCCCATCGATCCAGCGAAGCCCGGTGATGAGCCGGAGATCAAGGAGGACGACGTGGATGAGAAGGCCATTCGTCAGGCTCTCGGGCTTGACGATGAGGGCGACATTCTGGCGGCGGTGACCGGGCTGCACACGGAGATCGCCACGCTCAAGGCGAGCCTGAAGGACCAGGACCCGCCGGGCAAGGATGAGAACCGCACGCTGCGGCGGGAGCTGGCGGACGCCGAGAAGAAGTACATCCAGCTCGAAACCGAGAAGGACAGGAAGGTCGTCGAGCTCCAGAGTGAACTCCGCGTTGCGCAGGCGGAGCATCGGGTGGACGCGGCGATCCAGGCCGGCCGTGTGGCCCCAGCGCAGCGCGCTATGGTGCTCAACATCGCCCTGCGGGAGTCCGAGGATGACTTCAACACCTTCATCAAGGGCCTGCCGAGCGTGGACTTCACTGAGCACGGTGGCGCCGGCGGCGGCGACTTCGCGGACTACGAGCCGACGCCCCAGGAGATCGCCATCGCAAAGCAGATGGGCAGTTGGGACGAGGCCAAGCCGGCCGAGTCGCGGCTAGCCCTGATGCGGGCCAAGGCGGCGGCCAAGGGCGTGACGATCCCGGCCAGCAAGGAGGCATAACCCATGTGCGAGCGTTGTAACGCGAACGATGGGCGCCGGACCAAGAACTACGAGATCGAGAAGGGCGAGGCCGTCGTGAGTCGAGAACTCTGCGACGGCTGCGCCCGGCTGACGAACGAGACCTACCCGGTGAGGGGCGTCCCAGCGGCGCCGAAGCCGGAGCCAGCGCCGGAGGCTGAGCCCGAGGCGGTGCCCGAAGCCCCAGCGGTGGAGGGCGAAGAGACGGGCGATGGCGAAGCCCCAGCGGCAGAGCCGGAGCCGGAGACGACACCGAGGAGTCCGCGCGGGCGGGCAAGAGGGTAACCAACCCCCCATCTCACAAAGGAGTAAGCAATGACAGTCCTAGCAGCGGCGGCAAACCGCCAGGCGAAGGGCGCGCCGAAGACGCGGCGCTTCCTCATGGCGGCGTCGCAGACGATCTACAAGGGCGCCATCGTCCACATGAACTCGTCTGGCCTAGCGATCCCGGCCTCGGATACCGCCGCCCAGGTGGTGGTCGGCATCGCCGCCGAGACGATGATCAGTGCGGCGACCGGGAACTTCTGGATTCAGGTCGAGTACGACCGCGAGTATCTGTTCGCGGCGAGCTCCATCACCCAGGCGATGGTCGGCGTGAACATGGTGACCGTGGACGACAACACCGTTGACGACATCGCCGGTGCGACCAATGACATCGTGGTCGGCAAGCTCACCGAGTTCGTCAGCACCACCTCCGGGTGGGTTCACGTCCCCGGTCTGACGGCGACGCCGTAACCGAACAACGACTAGGAGACCGGTCGCTTAGGCGACCGATGACCGAGGGGGCCGTCCCCCAAGCCTGGCAAGGCATGGTCACCTCCATGCAACAGCACGAGGAGGTAACCAAACAATGGCAGTCGTGACTTCGGACTTCCTCGCGGGGGTCCTTACGAACTTCCGGGCGACATTCCAGAGCGCCTTCGACGCCGCGCGCAACATTGCGACGTGGCGCGAAGCGGTGATCGAACTCCAGTCGCAGGGGCTGGTGGAGACACACAACTGGCTGGGAACCCCGCCCGTCATGGTCGACGTGTCGCACGGCGACCTACAGATCGAGGGGCTATTCAGCTTCAACTACAGCATTACGAACCTGACGTGGAAGGCAGCGATTGAGGTCCAAAGGGCCGTATTCGAGGATGACCGCCTCGGGCTGATCGCTCCGCGCCTGGCGCAGCTCGGCGAAGAGGCCGCCCGGCACCCCGGCCAACTGGTTCTCCAGCTACCTGTCGACAACGGCAACGCCTTCGACGGCGCCGCCTTCTTCGCCGACACCCGCGTCATCGGGCGCTCGGCGAACATCGATAACAACCTGGCGCAGACAGGCGCCACGATCGCCAACATCCAGACGGACATCGCGCTCGTCAGGCGCGCCCTGCGGCTGTTCCAGGACGACCAGGGCCGGCCGATGAACAACGTGCTCAACTTCATCATGTGCGAGCCCGGCATCGAGCAGGCGATGTACCAGGCGCTCAGCGTGAGCTTCCCTGCCGCCGCTCCGACCGTCGCGGCCATCATCCCCGCCGACGCCGCGGTGCGGACGATCAACGGCTACACACTGATGGCGAACCCGTACATCACGAACGCCAACGAGTGGTACGGCTTCGCCGTCACGCCGACGATGAAGCCGTTCATCTACCAGACCCGCATCGCGCCCTCCCTGGAGGGCGTGACCGATCCCAACACCGAGTCGGGAACGATCCGGGACCGCTTCATCTACACGGCCCGCGCCCGCTACAACGTGGGCTACGGCGACCCGCGGTACGCAGTCCGCGTGACGTAATCGGCAAGCTAGGGGCGGGGGTTTCGGCCCCCGCCCCGCCAGAATCCGAGGTACAGCATGGCCGACAGAGACGACGTAATACCGGGTGCGCCCGGCGTCAAGCAGCGCTGGGTGGACCTCGGTGCGGGCATCTACGCCCCCGCAGTCGCGCCGCTGGCCAGCCCGCCCGACACTCTGGTCAACGACGCCACGGCCGACGACTCCGACAAGACGTTCACCGTGCCGGCGTCGACGATCTGGGAGCCGCTGTTCGTGGTCGTGACGCTTGTGACGACGGCGACAGTCGGCAACCGGAAGATGCGGCTGGAGATCGGCGACGGTGCGGCCCTGTGGTGGTTCAAGGAGTGGACGCCGCTGCAGGCGGCCTCGCTGACTCGCAACTACTTCGCGGCGCTGGGCCTTCCCGACGACGCCGCGTTCGACGCCAACGGGCGGGCGCGGATGGAGCTGGAGCCCAGGTTCGCGCTCCCTGCGGCCTGGACGGTCCGCCTGTTCGACGTGAACGCGATCGCGGCGGCGGCTGACGACATGACGGTGAAGGTGCTCGGGGACAGCAGGAGCGGCTAGATGGGGACGCGTCAGGCAATTCTATCTGATGAAAGGCTGGACATCAATTGAGTTATGCCAGTCTGTCGGACATCCAAGGCCTGATCGCCAAGTTCACGATCAGCGCCAGCTCCAAACCCACGGATACGCAGGCGACGACGATCATCACCCAGGTGAGCGCGGAGATCGACTCCATCCTCGCCGGCGGCGGCTACGCCGTGCCAGTGACGGCGCCGGCGTGGTTCCTCGACGCCCTGAAGCTGCTCAATGCCTACGGCGCAGCAGCGGCGATCCTGCGGTCCATGTTCCCGGACCGGGCCGGGGCAGGCGAGGCATCGGCTGCGCTGGAGATTTTCTACGCCTCGCAGTACAACCGCGGCCTGCGGCGGCTGGCGTCCGGCGAGTCGATTCCGCCGGGCCTGGCCGCTGGCTCGGCCCAGGTCACGCCGTCGACCTACTTCACCCGCAACCCGGATGAGGAGGAGGACCTGGGCGATATCGCTGAGCCCTTCTTCAAGCGGAGCACGGTGTTCTAGATGGGGTTCGGCCTCGCGGAGGACCTCGTCGACGAAGTTGTGACGTACCTGGAGGCGAACTTGGCCGCCAAACTGGCGGCACTCGACGCCGAGTACCCCGACTCGATCGCGCTGCAGATGACGGTCGCCACGCAGAAGGGCCTCAAGAGCCTGGAGGAGATACCCAATTACCCAGTGCTCTACGCGCTGTCGCCCGCTGGGATCGTGCGGC